ACAGGGCGGCCGACCGCTTCCCACGCATCGACAAGCCCAGAGCCGAGAAGGTTCTTCACCCGCCGACGCGGGCTGTCCGTCAAGTTGCGAATGTCAATGAACTCCAGCGGTGGCGTCGTCGGCACCGTGAAGTTGTCGATGACCCCCGGAAAGCGGGGCATCAGGCTGTGGGTTCAGCGGAGGCTGTGGCGTGGACTGTGATCTCCTGTGCCACTGTCGGATTCTCAGTGACCGTGAGCGTACAGCCGTTGGCACCGATGTTCTCCGCAACGGTATCGAGATCATTGTCCGTACTACCCAGTGCTACACCCTCAGCACCATCATCCGGGGTGTAGACCGTGACCGTGGGGATCTTCAGCATCGTGACCGGGAAGCGGAAGTCGAAGTGACACTGGCTCGCGCCGAAGTTGATGGCTTCTGAGGACGGGTGGTTCAACTGCCCCGCAAAGATCGAGGGGGACGAACCAGGAGCAACGCCGTAGTCATAGGTGGTCACGAAGCGACGCTGGCAGGCTTGCAGTTCACCCGCGAAGCCTGGGTTGAAGTCGGTCGTCGCGACTGCCCCAGGCTCCAGCTTGACACCACCGAAGTGAACGAAGTCATTGGTTGACTGGCTCGTGCTCTGGATCCAGAGGAAGACACCGAGATTCACCGTGCTGGCTCCGATCGCGACGTTCTCGATCGTGATCTTCGTCCACGTGTCGTCCCTCGCGGTGTGCTCGTCGTTGGCAGGCGTGTTCGCGTAGCCGCCGCCACCCCAGTCCCCATGTATGGTTGGATTCGTCGAGGAGTTGTTCCATACGGTAACGGGATCCGAGAGACCAGCGTCCTTCGTGGCGATGTTATTGATGATGCCAGCGCGGATCTGATCTATGCCACCACCCACAGGAAGGATGACCCAGTACGTCAGGGACGCCCTCCCGTTCCGCACGATCTGAATCGTGTCCTCGTTCTCCACGACGTGCAAGATGCCAGCCTTCGAGTTGTTGCCCGCTGCGGTGAGCTTGATGGACCACTGCCAACCTGACAGACCCGCACCAGTAGCGACACGCTGCACGTTGTAGCCTGCGGAGTCACGCAGCAGCTTCCAACCGTCCGCGGTCATGGTGTCGTCCGCTGCTGCCGTGAACGAGGTGCCACGCTGCCAGATTCGGAACGACGGGTTGATGATGACGTTCCTCGATACGGAGTCCGCCAGCGCGAAGGTCGAGGCGGGAAGACCTTCGAGTAGATCAGCGTCGAGACCAGACGCCGCATTCAACTCGTCGATCGCATCCGTGCTGCCGAGGTCGTCGATCGCGAGAAGCTGCGTCGGTGTCCCCCCCGTCGTGGTGCCGACCGGGTGAAGCGCAGCCTCCTTGGTCGTGCGGCTCCAGAAGTGCTCGACTAGGGTGATGCCAGCGTCAGGCAGATCCGTGGTATCCGCCAGCGTGGGCGTGTCGCCCATCGCAAGTAGCGGGTTCTTGACGGTGAGTGTGATCGCACCAGACGGAGTGCCGTAGCTACCGATGACGGTGACCTCGGCGATGCAGCGGGTGTTGCTGGAGTCTCCGTCTGTGCCGGTGATGCGCAGCAGATCACCCACCCTGAACTTGCTGGTGGCGTTGCTGCCGGTGCCGTCAGAGATGATGATGTCGAGAGCACCGCTCGCGCTGGGCGTGAAGGTGTTGTTGAACTCGTCCAGGTGGTTGACCCACTCCCCGTCCTCGACCAGGGAGCGCACCGAAGCCATGCCATCGCGGGCCTGATTGTTCACAGCCGAGCGGTTCATGTTCTCGGGCCAACCCTGACGTGCGATCTGACTGTTGTCAGCCTTGGTTCTCGACCACTGGTCTACTGTCATCTAGGTGCCCCCGCCCAGGTGAAGGATGCGAAGTTCGGCTCTCGAAAAAGACGCAGCCGCTCCGCCTTCAAGATGATCCCTTCGCGCCCAGATGTCATCGGACCCGCTCACCCGGTATAGCCCCAGCGTATATACGTCCCCGACACTCGGCGTAAGGTAGAACTCAACGAATACGGTGGGGCCACCGGCCGGTCCCGTAACCGAGGTCGCGGCAATGGGATCGGTGAGATCACCAGCAGGGCCAACCCGGAATCTGGCTTGCCCAGTCCCACTTGAGAAAGAATCGTAATTGACCGTGCAGTTCACAAGGTACTTCGTGTTGCCGTCTGGCGGAACCGGGAACGAGCGGCCAATCATCCCATCGACATCCCGCTCTGGTCCCATGCTGCCGGGACCGTCGGTGTCACAAAGGGAGATAGATTCATCAGCGTCAGCGCCGTCGTAGGTAGTAACGTATGACGACGTGCTTGTGATCTTCAGGTTCTCCCCGGTCACGTTGTCGAAGATGTTCGGGGTGACAGGACCGTACGTCGCGCCATTAGCGATAACGATCCCATCGTCTGTGATGTCACGGAAGGTGTTCCCGTGAATGATGGTGCCAGAGGAGCCTGAGCTGAGGGAGATGCCGTCGTTGGAGCAGTCCTGGATGACGCAACCGCTGATAACAAGATCTCTTGAGCCGCCAGCAGCTTGTATTCCAATCGCCTGAGTCTTGAAGTAACAGCCGGTGATGACAGTATCGAGGCTATCGAGCTGAAGACCCTGCGCGGACTGGTCCTCGAAGTAGCAGCCGTTGAACAGGATCCGCTCGGAGTCTGACGAGACCGTGTTGCTGAGACCGTTTTGGAAGATCACATTCGAGAAGGCAATATCACTCGTGACAAAAGCACCGCTGGTCTCGGCGTCCACAACCAGGGGTTTCGCCGATGGGCCACGCACCTCGATCGCTCCGTTCGAGATTGCATTATGAGTGCCACCAACCTTGAGCCCGACGATGCTCGTCGCACCGAAGTCACCCGTGATCGAGAAGTTTGTTAGCGTGGAATGGTAGGCCCCGATGCCAGTACCACCTGAATCCAGCGCCACCATCACGTATCCGGCACCCGTGTTGGCGGCGTCCACGTTCAAGTGGATCTCGATGCCCTCCGCGGTGTGCCGACCCTCGATCTCGATGCCGTTGGCAGTGGTAGTGGCGTTGCCTCCCGTGCCAGGGTTCACGCCGACGATGTTGGAGAGGAAGATGGAGCCTGCCAAACCATCAGGGTCGTTCATCTTGATGAACTCGTCACCGCACGCGAAGAACTTCAGGTTCTCCATCCATACCTGAGAGGTGTTCGCAGAGCCATCGAACAGGATGCCCGTCCCCCAGATGTCAACTAATTCAACATCGCGTATGAAGATGCGGGAATGAGCACCGGCTGCGCTGCCATTGATACCGTTGCCTGCGGTCTGGGTTGAAGCCTCACCGTCGATGCGGAAGCCCTTCAGTTCAATGTTGTCCGCACTCGAATCGAAACGCATCACGTCATCGGCGAGGTCGCCAGCGTCCGCTCGGAGGATGGTGTTGGGGAACCCGCGTCCCCAAATCTGGATGCCTGACGGGACTGTGATGGTGTCCGTGATGTCGTAGACGCCCTCCTCCATCAGCACGATGTTCCCGTTGCTAGCAGCGTTGTCGATCGCAAGCTGCAACGCAGTGCTGGTGAGAGCAGTAGGGACCTCGAACTCCCCGCCGATGGCATTCTCGAACGCAGCCTTGCCGATGCCATGCTCTGCCACACCACCGAAGGCATTGAAGATGAAGACCGTGGCCGACGGTTCCGTATCCGTAACGCCCGAGTCCACTTCATCGTGCCCGGTCGCGTCGAAGTCATCCACCGTGATGAGCGTGTCGGAGCCTGACATGGACACCGCAGACACGAAGCACCACGCGTCCGTGGTCTGGTCCAGCTTGATCTTCCGACCCACCGGATACAGCGCGGTCTGATCCACGAGCAGGATCTTGAAATTGCTCACGTCCACGAACTGGATGTCGTAGTCCTGGGAGATGTTGCGCCACGTACCGCCGCCTGTTGCTGAGCCCTCCCAGTCCCGCTTGATCGCACCCATCATATCGCGGCCCGTGTTGTTCACGAGGCTGCGGGACATGTTCTCCGGCCAGCCATCGGGAGGCGAGTCGATGTTCGCAGACGAGTCGATGTCGTAGTCCTTCAGCTCAGCCACTGTCGCCCCCTAGACGCTGCCCTTCCAGTCGGTTCTTGCGCTCCTTCAGCGACTGGTTGCGCTCCTTCAACACGCTCCGCGCTCGCCTGCCCTTGCGACGCTCTTCCAGCTTCGACCTGGCCGAAGGCTGCCGCATCCCAGTCTGTACCCTCGCAGCCTTCTGTATCTCCCTGATGCGCGCTTTGTAAAGTTCAGCTTGCTCGGCGGAAGTGGAGTTCTGGTATCGCTCGCTCCTCAAGTACGGGAGCAAGTTGCTCTCAACCATCGGACCCATGCGGGCAGCCATCTCCGCATCGTATGACTCGTCACCGGACGACGGCAGTAGATCGGAGCGAGTGAACCCGAACTTATCTGCCTCGCTTTCGGCGAGATTCTTCGCGGACTTCCTGGTCAAACCGAACAGTTGCCGAAGCAACGGGTCCTCCCGGATGATGGGACCTGCTCGCAGTGGAGAACGCAGCTCGGGCTGATCGTCTGCTGCGTACGGCAGGCGACGCTTTATCGGCCCGATACCAGGAAGCTCGTCACGCTCGTCACGAAGGCGACGCTCCCCCTCATCGAACTGTGCCACGAGATCCTTGACCGTGGAGAACGGGACCAGCATCCCCGCCCACGCTTCACCGAAGAACTCGGCCGCAGGCGTGAGGGCTGCTTCGGCCAGCGTAGACTCGTCGATATTCATGCCCTCGAACGTGTCAACAAACTTCTGGATCGCTTGGTCAACGAGGTACAAGCCAGCACCAGCGCGCATGTTGGCACCGGCTACACCCTGGATGATGTCTCGCACCGTGACCGAACCGACCGTGCTCTCCTCGCCCGTCAGGATCCCGGACTTGTTGACCATGTGCATGGCGAACAGGTAGGTGGAGAACGGGTTGAAGGCCCGCGTGTCGATGTACTTATCGGGGTCGATATTGAGCGCCTGCGCCATCATCTCCGGTGGCTTGATCTCGTACCAGCGAGCATCGTCAGGCTGCGCCCTGCGTGTCTCCCATGCTCCGTAGGTGATACCAGTACCGATCAGGGTCTCGGACAGGGCGCGTGTGTCCCTGAACCCCAGGTTGTATTCCATGCCCTCCGGCAGGGCCAGTTGCGAGCCCTTCTTCTGGACCTTCAGCTTCGGGTTCAACTTCAACAGCCGCTCGCGGCTCACACCCATCTTCTTCGCGATGCTCTTCACGGTATCACCAGACTCCACGACACCAACGCCACGGAACGCTTGCCGCTGCTTCGGGCTCATGTACCGGGTGACACCGAGCGGGGAGTGACGGAACTGCCACTCGAAAGCGTTCGCCATGAAGCGTGGGAACGGGAGAAGCTGCGTGAGCTGGAATGGAGTATGCGTGTCCGAGTTCATGAACTTGATGAAGTTTCCAGCGAACGTGCCACCCGCGTAGTCCTTACCCCACGTCACATCAAGCGCACGCTGGATCGCGTGCTCAACATCCACACGGGCCAACTTCTTCAGATCACCCTTCTCGATCAAGTCGTCGAGGTTCATGCCCTTGCGATGGAGTACACGCTCCAGCTCATCGGTGAACACAGCCCTGCGGATCGTGTACTCCTGGAAGCGGTTGACGCTGTTGAGCAGGTGCGACGCCTTCTCCAGGTTGCCGATCGCGTCGCGTGTGAAGACACCGGACGGTATGTCCTCCAAGTCCGATGAGAAGTGGCGGAACAACTTGTGCATGATCGGGTCTTCGTTCTTCGCGAAGAACTCCTCGATCGCGTTGGTGCGCGCTCGGTCGTCACCGTGTGACATGAAGACTCGCAGCGCAGCCTTGAACGGCTTGATGGCTTCGTGTGAACCCTTCACACTGGGGATCACGATGTCAATCGCCTTGTCCACGACATCGGCCAGCCCGTGCAGCGTCAGGTTAACCATCTGCGTCTCGAAGTTACGAGCAGCAGTAGCGACCTGGGTGACGAGCATCCCACGTCGCACGTTCTCAAGCCGACGCCACATGCCGATGCCGTTCTCGTTCGCAGCCGCACCCAGCCCCTTGAGCTGATCGTCGGTGAGGATCATGCCAGCCTTCTTGAACCCGTTCGAGATGTCCTTGAGCACCTCCAACCGACGGCCACTCTCACGCCCGACGAGCCGCCACACCGACCGCACGTCGGAGATCGCGAGCCCGCCTGTCGCCTTGGCGATGGCGTTCATCTCAGCCTCGGGGATCAGCTTGGCGTCGATGACGTTGAACATCTGATCCATCAAGCCCTGCCGCTTGTCGTACTTGATCCCAGCCTTCTTCATGATCTCCGCACCGATGCGAGCGATGCGCTTGTAGAGCCCAGCATCGAGGGTCTTCTTCGTGCCCTCGTGCATCAGCTCAAGGATCGTCTGGCTCTCGCCCTCCCACATGGCAGTCAGGCTCTCCGGCGCGTAGCCGTGTGCCTTCCGCAGCTCCGCCAGCTCCTCGGCGTTGATGTTGTCCATCGCATCCTGGGCAGCCTGCTGCGCCTTGGTACGCACCGTGGTGCCGTTCCAGGTCTCCATGGAGTACGTCAGCTCCCGCCCGTCGCGCTGGGCGACGTGGATGTCGTCCCCCTTGACCTTGCGCACTACGCCGACGCCAACAGGTGTGGCAACTTCTTCGCCCACCTGGGGCGGCGGGAGGGAACTCGACTCACCCGAGTCAAGAGGCTGCATCCCTTCCGCCGCCCTTTGCATCCTGCGCTTCGTGGTCTTGTTGATGGCTCCCATCATCGCGCCACCGCCTGCGACACCAGCCAGGACGGCAGCACCACCGATGAGCCACATGTTGTCTGTCACCTTGGCTGTCTGTTCAGCCGCGACGTTCCCTGTCGCACCGCCAGTCATCTCGGCTGCGAGCCCGAGACCCTTCGAGCGCATCGGTCCTGCCGTGCTGGTCAGGAATTTCCCAGCCTTCCCGATCATGCCGGGGACCTTGGCTGCACCGAGACCGCCCGCGAAGAACGACGCAGCGGTGCCCATGCCCCAGCCAGCGTCGTACGCGATCTGACCAGGCCCCTCTTCAGGACGCGCCCAGTGCTCCTGCTCGAACTCTTCCAGTGCTTGGTTGATGTCGCTCCGGTATTCGCCACCCGCCAGCGAGGACAGGAACTCCGCGGTCTCGAAAGGGAGCTGGAGCGTGTCCAACCCCGCAGCACCCAGCCCTCTACCGAAGCCGCGGATCGCTTCGCCTGTCGCACTGCCCTTGTACTGCTTCCGACCCACCATGTCCCGGAGCGAACGCATCGTCTCCTCCGGGTCGCTCTCGAACGCATCCCGGAAGTCCTGATCTACGGACATCAAGTGCTTGACCTGGGACTCTTCGTCCAGGTCTCGGAACTCAGAGTCCTCCATCAGCGCACGTGTAGGGTGAAGCTCCTCCATCAGCGATTACCGCGGCCACCCATTCTTCGACTAGGACCAGTCTGCCCCTCGCCCAAGCGGAGGTTTTCCCTAAGCCACTCCGCGATTGCGCGACGCTCAGTACCTCCAGCCACCTGATCTGAGCCCAGTTCTGCTTGCGGTGCGCTGGAGCCAGCTTCCGCGGGCAAGGGCAGGGGAGCGCGTGGGTCGGCCTTGAACGGGGACGTGCTGATGTCCCCAGGCTGACGCTGCCCCTCCTCAGCCTTGTTGATCGTCACGCGCTGCATACGCCTATTCATCTCCAGCAACCTGTCGCCACCCTTGGTCGCAAGGGCCTGCAATATGCTGCGGAGCATCCACGCCTCTTCGCCTGTCTGGTTCGGGCCTCCGATGATTGCGCGCTCAACCATCACCTGGAACGCTTCCTTGCTCATCCCGTCATAGAAATCGACCCACGCTTGCATGTCACGATCTGTGTCTCGCTGAGCGAGGCTTTTGCGTTCAGCAGGCCCCCACTTTCCGTAGACACCACCACCCTGATGACCGCGAACATACGGTTCGCCCTCGAACATGACGCTCTGCGTCTTGTCGAACGTACCCCTCGGGCCGGGGGCTCCTATCAGCATCTCGCGTGCATCGGAAAGCTCGTTCTTCTCGATCGGGAGCAGGCCGCGACCACGCTCACGAGCATGGCTACGGACGCTGCCGACCAGATCATTGAACTGCGACCTGTTGGACGCATCCTCTTGGCGACCCAGGCTCCCGACGAACTGCATCGGGTTCATCGTCATGAGCCCCATCGCAGTAGCCTGCAAGTAGTTCGGTTCGTACTCGGACTCCATCATCTTGTTGTTGAACTTGTACTGCTCGAACTGTTTGAAGTTGTCGCCAGGGCCAGCTAGGGGCGGATCCGCTGCGGGCGTGAGGGGGTCACCGGCACCACTGATGACCTCGCCGGGGAGACCCTTGCCCTCGAAGCGGACGTATCCCTCGTTATCTACCGGGCCATCCGGTAGACGCCTCCGCACCGGGCCACCACCCGGAGTATCGAAGTACCCAGCGTCGAAGCGGCGCGGGCCAGCGAGACGACTCATCACCTGGCTGGTCGGGGGGCGACCACCAAAGCTGGGACGGTTGCCCTGTGGACGGACGGGGTTCCTTTGCATCGGGCCTGTGCTGATACCGCACGGCCAGCCTCCTCAGACCTGGGGTCCGGTGCGCGAGCCCGGTCCCACACATCCTGCTTCCAGTCCGTACTCTTCATCTCGTCCCAAGCACCGCTGAAGCCCTCACCGATGTAGTCACCAGCCTTGTCCATCCAGCTATCGGTCCCCATCGTCTTGTTGGGGTAAGACTCCGGCCGCTGCGACATGTACGGCTGTGACCCCGGATCCATCGGCTTCAACCCACGCTTCGCCCCAGTCATCATGTCGTGTCGGCTCGGAGTGGAGAGGTCATAGGGCTCCTGCCCGAGCATCTCCTTCATTTGCAGGTTGCTCGCACCGGATCCTGAGCTAGCGAATTGGCTATGGGGAGCCGCCTGCGTGGCGAACTTGGATCCTCCGAACAAGCCACCCCCTCCACCTACTGCTGACGCTCCAGCGGGTGCGGCACCAGCGGCACCACCACCAGCCATACCACCAAGCAAGCCACCACCAGCGGCACCGCCAGCAGCGCCAGCAGCGCCAGCAGCGCCAGCACCGGCAGCACTGGCAGCAGCACCACCGGCAGCAGCAGCGCCAGCACCGGCAGCGGCACCACCAGCGGCACCAGCGGCACCACTAGCAGCCGCTCCCTTCAGCAGCCCCGCGAGGGCCATCCACCAGACCAGCACCTACGCTCCCCTGGCGGCGAACTCCTCGAAGACCGGACGCCACTCGGCTGCCAGCTCGGGATCGCGTTGGATCGCGGCAGCCAGCTCACGACCATGGGTCAGGTAGAACTCGCGGAACGACTCGGGTGCTTCCTCCATCACGTAGCGTCTCGCTGCGAACCACTGATCGGTGAACCATCCGAAGAACACAGCGGCGGTCCAGCAGGAGATGACACCGACGTTCATGCCCGAGGACTCGCCTCGCGACTGCATCACGGGGTTGCCGAGCATGTTCGAGAATTCGGAGAGCTTCTCAGCGGTGCCATACTGCTGCTGCTGGAAGCGAGCAACGAGGTCGTCGAGGAAGCTCTGGCTCTTCGCTTCCTTCTGCTCGCCCACCGCACGCTGGGCGTTGATGTCTCGCCACTCGTCCTCGCCGATCTGGAACGCATTCTGCTGGGCCTGCTGCATCATGCCGCGCTCACGACCGTAGTTCTCGTACTGCACGTCACCCAAGCCACGAGCCAGGTTCTCCTCGGCATGGCCCTGGAGACGACCCTGAGCAGCCGAACCGGAGCGTCCAGCCCCACCGAACGACGAGCCCAAGGAATTCACGGTGTTGTAGAAGCCACGAGACACGTGGCGGTTCAGGTTGTCGGTGTAGGGATTCGCACCGAGGAAGTCTCCCCGCATGGTCTGCTCAGTCAGATCACGGTTCATACCCTGGAGAGCGGTGCCCTGCGAACGCTGGCTCGCTCGACTGAACGACTCCATCGAGTCACCCGTGAACCCAGTCACACGCCCAGGGCCGTACTCGTAGTTGCCCTGTTCGGACAGACCCTGAGCACGCCCGTACAACTGCTTCAGGTACGGCTGTTGAGCCTCCCACGGGTCAGTAGACTGCTGGGAAGAATTACTGCCATAGCTGACCATTGCTCAACTCCTTCGATAGAACGTACTCGATCGGATCGTAGTCCGGGAACATGCGTGCCCATCCCTTGCGACCCACGATCTCGATAGCATCACACCCCTCATTCACAGCCCAGACTTCGATGTCCAAGATCAGGTGACGCCACAGCTCGAAGCCCTTGCCTGCCAACCCTACGATCCGAGCGCACTTCCTGCCGCCGTAGAACGACTGGATGTCAGACAGCACCACAGCCCACTGCTCCTTCGTCGTGTTGTTCCACACCACCCAAAGCTGCCCGTACCCGATCTCAAGAGCCTCGCGCAGTTCGTGTGTCTCGATCTTCCGCGTGAGACGGAATGCTCGGTCCAGCTCAGGCTCGACCTGCTCCCACACCTTGCCGATGTCATCGGGAGGAATCGCCAAGAGCATGAAGTCAGCCGATGACGGCGACTGCGTAGATCTCTGTTCCGGCTGGGCTTCCGTCATAGCAAACCTTGACCTTTCCGTTTTCAGCCTCGCCCCACACGTTGTTCTCTCGCTGGTACGTCGAAGCCAGCGAGGACTGCGGTGTGATTTGTACCCCTACCCCTGGCCTAGCTGACGGGTAGTTGATCTCCACACACACCTCGCCAGCATCTAGCGTCACGGTGTAGTGGTTGTTCGTGTGACCCAACAGCACACCACGGATCGAGTCGGCCATCTTCCGGTCGAACTCGTCCTGCCGGTCCTTCGCCCAGAAGACAGGGGGGCTCACGGACCTGTGATTTGCCTCGTGGCTCATCGAGTGCCTGACCTGTTGAACATCACGTCCATTGCTAGAGCGTTGTCCCAACCTGCCGGGAGGTTCACCCGGAAGGAATGGTATCTGCCATCCACTCGAAAATTCGCTTGCCCATCGTCGTCCTTCACGTGCGCAGGGTTCGAGAACTTCCCAATCTTGTTGGCTCTCGAAAGCGATGCGACCTGGACCGTGGGGTCTGCGGAGTCCACGAGCGGGCGTGCTCCGATAGCGAGAGCCCTGGAGCCGGGGATCAGCTCGCGCCTCCCGGTCTCCAGGGTCGCTGCCAACCTCGTACCCGTGAAGCCTTGTAGGATGTCGGACGTGGAGTACGCCCCCATCCTCAGGGCTCCAGTGGCCGCGACACGTTGGTCGAAGCTGGAGAGCGGAACCGTGGTCGTGCTGTGGATACCATCCACGCCACCCTCGGGATAGTTCGTACCGCCCTCGCCAGAAGCATCGGGGTCGTCTGGAGTACCCGGTGACGGCAGATCCAGATCGACACCAGCCGCTACCGAAAGCGTGAGCCACTCCGCAGTGACTTCAGCGTGAGACCACCGATTCAACCCCCAGTCGTAGATCAGCATCTTGTTCGGCGTACCACCGCTGTGCCCGCTGCCGGGATACAGGATGTGGATACGCTGAGTATCGGGGTCCTCGATCGCAGACACGCGGTGGAAGAACTCACTGTCCACGTCTGCCAGGAACGTGCGGTCCACACGCTCCCTACCGATTGGCGTCGATGTGGTGTAGTCGAACAGATAGAACCCATCCTCCGCGAGATAGAACACCTGCCTCCCGAACGGCAGGGCAACAGCAGGGATCAGTAGACCACGCTCCGGCTCCACGCGGGACAGCTCGAACACAACATCGCCGCCGCGATAGTCCACGCGCCATATACTGTTCTCCTGGAAGACCGCACCGACCTCGGATCCAGACACCACACGCTGAACGGATCCACCGTTTCCCTGGAGCGGCTGCCGACCTGACTGCACAGCGCTCGCAACGTCAGACCCAGGCGTCGGCCAGTTGAAGATGTCGTCGATCGCAGACCAGTGGATCGCGGTGTCATCCTGGCCGTTCACGAGATCGTAGGTGTTACCGAGCATCAGGAAATTCGCGATAACGCCTACGTGCTTTCCTCTCGGAGCAACCGTGCCCGTCAGGTCAGGGTTCCCGAGCTGCTTGAAGTCCTCTGATATTCCTAGCGTGAAGTATTGCGTGTCATCGGCAGAGTTGACCGCGACAACATGGTGCTTGCCTTGGCTGCCGTAGACCACGAACTCCCAATACAGCTCACCCGAGCAGTTGTAGGCGTCGTCCACGAAGCTCACCTTCTCCGTGACAGCGCGGCTAGCCCACAGATTCGTCTCGGTACCAGCGAAGTTGTACGGGTTTCCTTCCGGGTCGATGCCAGCGATGGCTCCCCTGGCCCGGTCATCAAGAGCCGTGAAGTCCGCGAAGTCCACGAGCTTGTTGATCCCCTGGTAGCCGCTCTGCACAGGGACCGTGTTCCTCGCAACACTGAGCCCACTGTTCACGAGGGGTGGCAGGTCAGGTGTGTACTCGCCGAAGGCGATGCGGTCTTCCATCAGAAAACCTTCGTGTCGGTTCTCATGCGCAGCAGACCATGGCCCGTACGCGCCCGCCACTCCGCCTTGCGAGTCTCCTCCTTCGCGTTGTCGTATAGCTGAACCCACATGCCCAGGCGCTCATCTGCCCCCAGGAACGGAGCGGAGGTCGCCAGCGATCCGTACAGCAGGCAGTCCGGGTACTCCCGCAAGATCAGGTTCGTCGAGGTCTTCGAGCTGAGATGTACGACGCCCGACTTGTAGTAGAGCGTGAACGGCTCCGCGCCGGGCACGGGACCCATGTAGAGCCTGTTGCCCCACAGAAACGCTACGCGTTGCTCCCTTCCGAACCATGTGCTGGCTTTTTGTATGCTCAACTGGTCAAGCGCGGCGATCGAGGACACTTCGAGCTGCGGCAGGGTCTTGTTGGAGTTGTCCCAGCGGAGGTGTCCGCCCTCAGCGTAGTCCTCGGGCAGCTCGACCCACTCCTGGTCCTCGACGGTGGTGCTTTCGTAGATGCTGTCCTGCGGGTCGCGGAACCGGATCGTCCGCTGGATGTCACACTCGGCGAGCCAGACGAAATTCTTGATCTCTTCCGTCAGATCGTCGCGAGCCAACCAGGACGCAATCGTCTCGCACAGGTTGTCGTAGTCGATGAACGAAGCCACATCAGTCCCTCGACTTCAGTGTGGGGTAATCCCGAACAGGCTTGCGCGAGATCTTCCCAGGTGCCGTGCGCAGGTGAGCCCAGTCCGGGTCGTCCAGCAGGGCGGCGACCTTCGGCCAGTCGTTGTCGTCCATGATGTTGATACCCATCTTGAAGAGTATCGCGACGATACCCTCCGGTATAGACGCCACCTTCCGCATCGTGCGGTCTGGCGAGTATCCGTCGTGACCAGACAAGAGCTGTTCACGGTTGTTGTCAAAGATAGGCTGGACGTTGTGGATCGTTTCGATCGTGGTCACGTCTTCCGCTTCGTCGTAGTGATGGATATGCACAGGGCGGTACTCTGCGATTGCCGCGAGCCCACGCTTCGACGGCTTGCGGCCGTAGCCCTGGTTCCCGCGGATGAGATCGTCAGGCAAAGGTCAACTCCACCGAGACCATGTGTACGGGGACACTCGCTCCATTGGTAACCCTCTGGAAGGAAAGTTTGTCATATCCACGCACATCAATAATCACCGGATTAAGGGGGTCTACGCTGACACCTATGTCATCTACGATGTCTAACACAGCATGAGCACCTGCCATGAAATTGGCACCGTATTCGTCCGTGATGCTCGGGTTAGCATGAACCGAACACATCACGTAGGAAGGCATCTCGCCAGCCTCGTTAAGCATCTGAGCCCCGGCCAGATTGGTCTCTATAACCGTGCCCACTGCTGTACCAGAAACACCCTCGCTGCTGGTTCGGATAGCTTTCAGGGGTCGCAGACTCATGCGATCGGCACCACATTCACCGCTACGTTCGTACCCCCTTCCCGGATGATCGAGACGTGAGATTGCCCCGCGACGTTCAACGTCACTCCGGTTCCAGGCGCTAGGTAGAGGTCATCATCTACAACGGCAGCCACGCCAGCGGCTCCAACTGCTACATATACCCCGGTCTCCGTAATCGCTGCCCCTTGGTTCCACATGACCGAGACGTAACAGAAACTCGCGGTCTTTCCTGCCCCATCCGTAGGCAAGGCAACAGCCGTGACAGCTCCCGCCCCGGCCGTGATGAGACGAATCCCATCTCCCTGCTGTGAGATCACTGTCGGCATCGGCATGGGAGACTCCTAGCGGCGGATGATGAGGGTCATGTCACAGATCCCCGTGCCACTATTCGCGTTCGCCGTGAGCTGGATCGAGTCGCCGTCCGCGATGTACAGCGACGAGTCGCACCGAGCCACCCCAGCCGTGTCGATCGCCGTAACGGCGAAGTCCACGTCCACGGCAGGGGATGCCGCTGCCCCATTCACGAGAACGTCGGAAGTGGCGGCGTTGTTGATTGCCTCGGTCGTATTGAAGGCCACGCCGATCACGCGACCTCCGTCCGGGCAAACCACGATGTCGGACGAGTCTGGGGTGCCGAAGTCGTTGCTTCCGATAGACATGAAGTAGTCGTTGAGAGTACGCATGGTTCCTCCGTCGTTCTGCCGGTGCCCCGGCTTCAACGGGAGGGGGGCCGAAGCCCCCCTCCGCTAGCTACTAGCTTCTGGCGATGTCGAAGACTGCGCCGTTGCCCGCGTGGTTCAGACCCTTGAGGGTCCACTCAGCCAGGATCGTGCGATCCTCCGAGTCACCGATCTTCGCCAGCGCGTGCTGACGGAACGGCCGCAGGTAACAGATCTCCCACAGCTCCGGCGTGAACGCGAACATCCACTGGACGCCCGACGATGTGAAGAACCGATTCGGCACCGCACGATGTTCGCCGAAATCAGACACGTACACGTCTATCGCTGCGACCAACCGCTTGTCCTCGCCTCGATCGAACCGAGTCGAGTTCCCGGTGAAGCCCGAGATCACGGTCTTGTTGAAGGGATCGCACATGAGGATGGTCGGATCACCACCGTTGGTCCATGCGCCCTGAATCACGCCCTTCACCATCGACTCGGTGAGCGCCCGCGCGGCACCATCGACGTAGGGATCATGCACACTGCCGTCCCAGCCACCGAGCGTGCCGGTGCCGATGTTCGTGTGGGCACCATCCAGCGCGGGAGCTGTTCCCACCTGCCCGTCGAGGGCTGTGTGGAAGTAATTCGCGACCGAAGCCGACTGCCTTGGGTCTGTCGCCAACGGCGCGATGGTCGTACCCACGCAGGTGAACTCGATGTCCCGCTTCAGCTCCTTCGCGCGCTTGGCGAGCTGATACGAAAGCTCCGAGTTGCGGCCAGCCTTGTTGATGACTTCCGCCGTGCCCGACACAGACAGGTGCTTCGAGCTGATCTGGCAGTAGTTGATGACGCGGATAGTGGGCTCGACAGTGAGTACCGTGGCGACCTTCTCGGACTCTTCCACGGCGTTGTTCGCCGGGGCTGCCAGGGAGTCCATCTGCCACTCTTCCTTGATTGCGGTCGCGGTCCCTCGACCGGCCATCATCAAGAAAGGCGTCTCTGTCGGCGCGATGTTGTAGATCAGATCCGACAGCGACTCTCGCCTGCCTACCGTATCGTACGATTCTTGTGTTGCTCCGAATGTAGCTGCCATTACTTTAGGTGCTCCGACATCAACACCGCGGCATCTTCGACGGAGCCCGACTTTCGGGCCTTCTCGAACTGGGCGCGGCGCGCTCGTTGCTGTTCCTCAGCGGGAACAGTTTCTCGCCGCGCAGAAGTCCGTAGTTGCTTGACTGGAAGTCTGCGCAGACGCTTCTTCAGCTCCGGGCGTTGAGCCTGGGCCTTGTCGTACTGGGCAGCCTTCCAGACGGTCACGATGGAGAGCGCATCCTCCAGCGCCTCCATTTGCTCGGGCGGGAAGCCCGTAGATACGAGGTACGACTGGATCTCCTCGAACGCTTTCTCGCCAGTCGCCTTGTCCTTCCATTCGGGTCGTAGCTGATAGACCTTCAGCGCTTGCGACTCGACGTATTCCTGGCGTCGCTGCGACTGACCATCCGCCTGCTCGCGACGGTTGTTCTCCAGCGCATCCATCGCTTCCTTCGCAACCATCCGCTCGGCGGAATGCTCTTCCTTGAGCCGGATGTACTCCGCAGGATCGCGGTTCCGAAGCTCATCCCAGCCACCATCGGGCTCGGTCTGTGACTGGACACGCTGGATAATGCGAGCGGTTGCCTCTTCGAGGGCTCGCACCTGGGCACTGTTGATCTGGGTCAGCTCAGTCCGGGTCTTCTCGACCTCGGCGATCATCGTCTCGTTCAGCGATGGACCCTTGCGATAGAAGTCCACGACCTCGGCGAGCGGAACGGTGTCACCGTCATTGCCCTGGATCTGGAGGTGAGCGAGGAGTTCATCCTCTTCGACCTCGAACGACTGCGCCAGCTCCGCGAACGTGTCGATGACCGACTCGTCGCCAGCCTCGGTCTTTATCTCGACTCCCTCGTCATCGTCGAGGTCGTCCTCGTCATCGGGGAGGTCTTCGTCGAGACCTTGGGTGCCCAGGTCTTCCTGGACTTCCTGGACTTCACCCTGCGGTGCTCTGGGATCGGTGTCCGCTCCCGGCAAGGGCGCGGGACCACCCTCAGCATCTTCCTGGTCTAGAAACGATTCGAGGCGTCCCGCCATCGAGCTATCGACGGTGGTGATGGCTCCATTTGACACGACAGGTCATCCGTTTTCAGCCCTGTCTTGTGCCAGCCATTGCACAAGCGCGTCCTTTTCAGAACGCTCCTTCGACGCGATGGTGCCAGTGACCATCACACGTTGCAACTCGTTCTTGAAGTGCTCCAGCGCATCGAGCCGATACCGAGCCCGCTCGCGAATCTCCGGCTTGTCGATCGGGGAGTACCGAAGAGCATCGTTGTACCACCCATCCAACCTGTCAAACGCTTCCGTAATCAGCGGGTTGCGCAGTATGTCTTCCACCTCGGAAGCGCGGTGGATGTCCAGATCTCGCTGTCGCTCTTCCTCTTGCTCTTGCTCGAACTTTTCCTGAGCAATCTCGATGTCGGAGGGGGGCTTCGGGAGTGTCATGCAGTCGGAGCCGCTTCCGCTTCAGGCTGCGCGTTGACACTCGGCTCGTCCAGGTCCTCCTCGGGCACGTTCTGCAAAGCCTTGAACGCCGCTCTATCCTCGGCCGTCGGGGGGTGCGCGCCAGCAGCCAGGCACCGCTTGCGGACTCGATGAATCTGGAAATCCGGGTCCGCAGCCACCATGTTGAGTTCGTCCAGCATCTCCTGGGCAAACTTCTTGGCGCTCCCCATTCTCTCGATCTCAGCGGGCTTGCTGGCGACGGTAGTCTTCTTCCTGACAGTCATTCTTTCTCTCCTTCGCCTTCGTCATTCACGTCGGCGTTGATCTCGGCAGCCTCGATCGTAGCTTCCTGCTGGCCCAAGCCAAGTCGCTCGCGCATCGCGATGTCAGCCATCTTCGTGCGCTCCTGGCTCTCCAGCTCAGCCTGTCGATGCGAGACGAGGTGCATCTCGCGTTGCGCGTCCAGCTCCAGCTCAGCCATCTTCTGCTTGATGTCCGCTTCGGCCTTCATCGCGTCCAGCTCCAGCCGCTTGAGATCCGGGTCGGGGGGAGGCTGCGGCGGCTCCTGGCCGTCCGGGTTCTGGAAGAACAAATCCTTGTTCTTGAACCCCGCCGCTTCCGAAAGACGTGTCGAGGACTCCCACAGATTCTTCGGTGTCACGGTGTAGTTAGCACCGCCACCCGACCAATGAGCCTGCTGGTTCGCCTGGATCTTCTCCAGGTTGTTGATCCGCTCAACCGCCTGACCAGCACCGAGACCCACCTGGATCTCCAGATCCATCTCCGTGTCCCACTCGCCGGGATTGATCGTAATCCACTCTCCGTTGATCTTGATCTGCTCTTCCTTGCTGTTGTTCTCGATCACCAACCTCAGCATCTTGCGGAACAGATCCTTCAAGGCGTTGGCATAGATGCGACCGATCAGCTCGATCTTCTGCTGCTTCTCCGCCATGAGCTGAGCCATGCCGGTTGCAGTCGAGTTGATGGCAGACGCATCCATCTCACGACCGTGAGCCATCACACCCGTCCGGTTACTGCGAACGTCCTCTAGGTACTGGAGCGACTCGAACGCTTCACGCGGCAACGGCGGAAGCATGATCGGTTCGATCTGACCAGGGGCTCGCATCCGAACGATGCCGCCAGGGCGCACCGACAACAGATCTTCGATCTCGACCATCCCCTCTACGATGCCCAACCGAGGGTTGTTCGACAGATAGATGTGGTCGAGGATCTGGCGCATGATCGTGGACCGGATCATCTGGAGGTCCAGAACAAGATCCGCCAGGGACAGCCCGTAGAACTTGTGTGGCACCGGAACGGGCGTCATCGAGATGAACGGGTTAGACGCGATCTCCACGTCTTCCAGAATCGTGGTGGCGTGCTCGCCAACGATCAGGATGCGACGCAGTTCTGCGTAGCCATCGCCATCCTCGTCGATCTTGATGTAGCAGTCAGTGGTCCAGATCTCGCGAGCGGCAGCGTCCCTGCGCTCTGCGGTGGTGACTGGATAGGTCTCATCCTCGGACAGCCGCTCGGTGCGGCCCATGCTGTACTCGGGCATGTCGTCTGACGGGACGCGAGCCAGGATGTTGAAGTCGAAGCCCATCGCCACCAGAGAGGAGACCGTGTACTTCTTGCGCTGCGCTGTGAACTGCGACTCATCGTTCAGCCGGATCATGCGGCGTGCAACCAGCATCTCCTCAGGCGGGATGGTGTCGAGCTTGATGCCCTTCTCGATGTGCCAGCGTCGTATCTGGATGTCGAAGAGCGGCTCGTCTTCGTTCGGCTGATCGGGCTGCGTGACCGGCTCAACGTCATCGTCGTCAAGCAGGACCATCAACTGCTCTTCGGTCAGACCCTGGTAGGTCTCGACACGGGGGGTTCGCTTCTCCTCCCAGTACACCTTGATGAAACCGTTCTTCTCGATCAGCCCGGTCTTGAAGGTGTCGTGGAGAACCTGGAAGCCGTCGATCTTGTGCTCCCACAGGTAGTTGATGTAGGAGGTCGCGTTGTCAGCGTTCTCTTGCTGCTCCGCGTTACGCGCCATGAAGCGAACAATTTGGCTACCGCCCGAGAACATCCGCATCAAGCTGGGCATGGTCCACTCGACCACCTCCAGCACGTCGCGCATGACCACCTGGGAGCGGTCCTGGATCTCATTGCCCAGCGGGCGTCCGTAGTAGTACCGAAGCGCGAGACGCTGCTGCTCAGAAACCTGGGAGCCCAGACCACCGAGCGAGTCCTCGATCTCACGCTGGACGATGCCCTTGATCTCGTTCACCGACAACGGGCGGATCTCTACGATCGCGGGTCCATCCGGCGACTGCGAGTCGTACTCAGTCTGGGTCGGATCGCCACCATACTCGTCGGGCGGTAGGTATGAAGTTGCGCTCATTTCTTCAGACTCTTCGGTGGCTTCTGCTTGTGCGGACCCAGGTCACGACCGACCAGTTCCGCAGGCACGTTACGCTCCAGGACCTCAATCCTACTCGAAAGCTCGGAAATGCTGGCATCGAGAGCCTTGAGCATCAAGTGGAAGTCTTGTATGGCGTTCGCCATATCCCGCGTGGAAGCAAGTTTCAGACCACCCATCGTGTATCCGGCTGCTTGAACTTGATCGCTGACTCCGGGCGGAATCCGAACATCAAGGTGGCGAGCGCGGAAGCACCATGGCTCGCCCAGTTGTGCAAGGGCTTGTCCCGATAGAGCATTTCCCCGCCAGGACCGCGTTCCCCTTGCAGCGGCTGCTTGGTGTACTCCCGTAGCGCCTGTAGGCCACGCTTGCACTTCGTGTCGTGAATCCAGCACTGGCGTAGGAACAGTCGCACGCCACTGATCTGGTCGGCAACCGGAACCTTCGGGTTGAGCAGCGCCCTGACCCCAAGGTTCCTCATCTGCTGGAGCGTAGTACCACCGGCCAGGGTTTCGTGACTGGCGTCGTGAGGCAGGTAAGCATCGCCATACACGTACGGCAGCTCCCGCATGTACTTCACGTAGTGGTCGATCGGTTCTCCACGAGCCTCGTAGTAGTCGATGATGCGGATCTCGCGTCCCACGATCTGGGCGAACCAGATTGCAGTGGAGTCGTAGTGACCCAAATCCCAGCCGGTGATGACTTCACGATCAGGGAGCCATGCAACATTATCGGAGATACGAGGGGGTTCCTGCTCTGCCATCCAGCGGAGCTGCTCCGCGTAGTACGCACCGACAAGCGACGCCTCGAAGGAACAGAAATACTCCTGATCGAAGATCTCGATCGGCATCGACTCCTTTTCTTCGACAAGCGTGTCTTCAGGGACGACGCCCGTGTCTTCGACAGTGAGCTTCTCGCTGAACCATGTCTCCGGGTGAGCCTGCGCGTACTTGTAGATCTCGTAGCCATGGTTCCGGCCACGAGGGGTGTACGGGAAGATCGCCCAGCCGCCGTTCTCCGCGAGGATCGGGCGCAACAGTTCCCAGGCCGCAGGATTCTGTAGCGCGTACTCACTCATGATGAGCCCCACCGGGTTCGCACCCATCAGCCTGTCGATGTGGTCAGTACCCACGACCTGAAATTTCGAGCCGCCGTGTAGCCACAGCGTCATGTCGTCGTCGCGTTTCCGATACCAGAGACAATTCTCCGGTTCATCCCCAGGGCCGAAAGCATCTAGGAAGGCTCGGCCCCCTTTGTCCATCCCCTCCCATACGACCTTCCGACCCTGGGAATAAGTTGGAAACACGTGCCAGTACAGACCCACCCGCTCCATCGAAGCGGTGGCGCAGAAGTTGATCGCGCACAGATCCTTGCCCGCGCGGCGATGCCACACGCAGATCGCCCGCTTGTAGCCCTTTTCGAGCGCTTCCCACAACGGCTCTTGATAGGCCCGAGGCGTCCACTTG